ATCATCATCTCTCGATTAAAATACTCTATCGTCTGGATAGGTTTAATTTTAGGCGGATATCTTTATCTGCCTATGTATTTATTTGCAAGCAAGGGAATCTTGTTAGACGTCACGTTTAACGTCATCGCAATTGCAATTATTTACATGCATATCTATACAGTGAAATTTATATCTGAATTCCTTCAGAAGCAACAAATCAAGAAACAGTTCGGCACATATCTGAGTCCAGATCTGGTCGCAAAATTGCAAAGACAACCAGATCTCTTGAAGTTAGGCGGAGAATCTCGCGAGCTTTCCATCATGTTCACAGACGTTCGCGGCTTTACCACAATCTCTGAACACTACGGAGAAGATGTTCAAGGTCTCACAGCGATTATGAATCGTTACATGACGGTCATGACAAGAGCGATCCTTGAAAACAATGGGACATTAGATAAGTATATTGGTGATGCACAGATGGCATTTTGGAATGCACCGCTCGATAACAAACAACATGCACGAGATGCAGTTCGAACAGCATTTCAAATGCTAAAAGACCTGGAGATATTTAATGAAGAAGTTGAAAGAGAAGGCATACCCGCTTTTGGCATGGGTCTTGGTATTAACACTGCCACTGTGGTGGTTGGTAATATGGGCAGTAGCCAGCGTTTTGATTATACTTGCCTGGGTGATGGCGTTAATCTGGCTGCTCGTCTGGAAGGTCAATCCAAACCTTATGGAGTCAAACTCGTCGTCGGACCACAAACGGCCGAATTGGTTGGGGATGTATACCAAGTAGTTGAACTCGACCTGATCGCCGTGAAAGGTAAGACAGAACCTGCTCGCATCTATACCATTTTTGATGTTGCAGATCCTGCTGGAGAATTGCTGCATAAAAAGTTCTTGGACTTCTATCGTCAAGGTAAATGGGATGCAGCTATCAATCTGATAAAAGATCTGAAACGTTGCTGGGACGAAGAGCTGAATGCATACTACGATATGATGGAGAAACGCATTCAGAATCTAAAGTTTGAAGAACCCTGGGAATGGGACGGAATTTATAGAGCTACAAGTAAGTGAGGTAATATGATTGATGATACGATGATGGCTTCTTATCAAGCCGAATTTAAAAAAAATGGTTTTGTTAAAATTAAAAACGTTTTATCTCCAGAGATCATAGAACTCTATAAATCTTTTATCGATATTTCTCATACCAGTGAGATGAGAAATATAGAAACCGGGAAATTTTTGGCTGGAAATATTCAGTCTGTCGATGGCAATGTTCTTGATAATAGCATACTCTTATATTGTAAACATATCGTAGAAAAAATATGGGGAATCGATGATATGGTTCCATCATATGCTTATTCACGAGAATATTTCAATGGAGCTGAACTTAAAAACCATCAAGATCGCGATGCGTGTCAGTATTCTGTCACTCTCACAATGTGTAAGAGAGGAGAAGGAAACACTCCGCTGTGGTTTAGTGATTTAGATGATAAGAGCAATCCGATACCGGTTGATCTCGATGAAGGCGACGCCATTATTTTTAATGGTGGATATGACTATGGAGGCAAATGGCACTGGAGAGATCCTCTCGAGATTGACTCGATGGTTCAACTGTTTCTCCATTATGTCCATCCCGATGTATCACATCTCGCAGAAAGAAGTTATCCTCGACCTTTTTATCGTCCACGCTGATTTTTAGCATGTACATTTTATCAAAAGTTTGGTAAGGTGGACCTATAATGATGAAGGACAAAAACATGAATATCACGATTACCGGCATGATTGGCAAACGTAAAGAAAAAGCCCTTCTGAAGGAAGCCGCAGAATTCTTTGCCGATCAGTTGATGGATCCTCGCATGGTCCGCAACCTTACCCTCGACATCGAAGTTTACAACAACCTTGATGTTGAAGGCGAATGTGTCGATGAAGATGGTTTTCGTAATCCTCGGTGGTTCACCATTGGCCTGAAGAGCCAAGACATCAAAGACATGATCAAGACTCTTGGCCATGAGATGGTGCATGTCAAGCAACATGCCAAGAACGAACTTCAGACTGGCCATGCAGTTGCTGCACGCGGCGGCCTCAAAATCTACAGCAAGTGGATGGGAGAAGTTTGGAAAGCAAAACGAAAAGAAGACGACTACTTTGACTCTCCTTGGGAGATCGAAGCATATGGCCGTGAAGTTGGCCTGTATGCAAAATGGGTTCAATATAAAGGAAACTAATATGAGTTTTTGGTTAATCGTATATCTATTCACCGCAGACGGTGAATACTTTGCAAAAGATGTCTATGAAACTGCGAGTAAAGAACAATGCGTTGAGTTTGCTGGACAAGTGACAAAGACTATCGTCAACACCAGTCTGCAGGCGCAGTTTCATTGCGTAAGTGATGATCACTACATGGGTCGCAAACAAGACGAAGGCATTGAATATGACTAATCATCCTCGTCAACGAGAGATGTGGGATGGCCTGACTCGATCGGGCTGTCTCTATATGATAGTTTTGCTCATTATAGGAATGGTGATTGGAGTTTTAGTAAATGGAATCTGAACGTGTAGGTATCGTAGCCAGTTGTTTTGATCTGTTCCATGCAGGCCATATCCTTATGCTGATGGAGGCTAAGGACCACTGTGATCGTCTGATTGTGGCTCTGCAATCGGATCCGTCAGTCGACCGTCCTGATAAGAACAAACCTGTTCAAGCTCTGTCTGAGCGTTATATTCAGTTGGAGGCATGTAAGTACGTCGATCAGATCGTACCATACGACACTGAGGCAGATCTTTACAACCTACTTGCCGGTTATGATTGGGACGTTCGTTTCCTTGGTATGGATTACATTGATCGGACAGAATTTACTGGATCTGATCTCGATATTCCTATCCACTACTGCGCACGTAGGCACAACTATAGTTCATCTGGTTTGCGTGAACGTATTTTGAAAGCAAAGAAATGAGTAAGTGGGCAGCACGATTCCTTGATCTCGCCGATCATGTTGCGACGTGGTCAAAAGATCCTCGAACACAAGTAGGCTGTGTTATTGTAGATAAGCACAATCGTATCGTCTCGCTTGGTTTCAATGGCTTTCCGCGTGGTGTGAAGGATCTTGCAGAGAGATATAACGATAGGCCTACAAAGCATCTGTTCGTAGCTCATGCCGAACGTAACGCGCTCGACAATGCTCCGCTGTCTGTCGAAGGCTGTACACTTTATAGTCCTCTTCTGCCTTGCAGCGAATGTGCGAAGAGCATCATTCAGAAGGGAATCACGAAGGTGGTATCGTACGAACCAGTTGAAGACGTCGAACATTTTCACTGGCACGTCACAAAACAAATGTTTTTAGAAGCTGGAGTTCAACTCTATCTTATAAATAAACCTGTCACGCCTAATGGGTGACAAACTTTAATCTCGCTTAATAGGAGCAAAATATGAAATTTGATACAACAAGTATTCCAAACATGGATCGTTATTTTGTTGGCGCAGATCGCGTCATGAAGAGATTAGCAGATATTGCTGATCAATCGGCACAGATGATGCCAATCAAATATCCCCCATACAATATCAAGAAAGTCGATGAGAATCGATATGTAATCGAACTGGCAGTTGCTGGTTTCGGTAAAGCTGATATTGATATCGAATTACAAGAAGGCAAATTGAGCATTCGCGGTAACTGCGACTCAGCTGAGTCTACTGAATATCTTTACAAAGGAATTGCTGAGCGAGGATTCAAACGTGAATTCACTCTCGCAGATAACGTCGAAGTAAAGAGTTCTTCTCTGGCTAATGGTATGCTGAAAATTTGGCTTGAAGCATTTATTCCAGAAGAAAAGAAACCGAAGAAGGTTAAAATTGAAGACGAAGATACTGAGTATCCGTCGCAAGCTGCCGAATTCTTGGCAGAAGGTAAGACTAAGTAAAAAGAAGGGGAGCTTTCGCTCCCCTTCAATTTATCCCCAATTGGCGTATTGTTTTGTTTTCTTTAAACGATCGTCAAGACCGTGTGTACCGCCATTTACTCTCTTCGAGATTTGAGTGATCACCGCATCGGTAACACCTTTGTCTGCAATTGCAAGCAATCCATTCTTACGGAAGAACCATAATGCAGACTCAAAAGCCAACTCACCAACCACAAGATCAGGATTCGTCAAGACGTCAGGACGTTTTACGTCAGCGGCAAAGGCTGTATAGTTGTCTTTCCCAGTCAGTTGGATCGGACCACGACCTCTCCACTTCCAACCATCTCCAGAGGCTTCTGAACCATTCCCCATCCGATTAGCATACACTTTGTTTGCAATCTTTTCTGGCTTACGAGCATAACCTGCAGTCGAAGCGATCGTAGGAAAATACTTCTTGAAGATTCCGTTGAGTCCCTTATCTGAGTAGTTCAGGTTCTCAGAGAACACCTTAAACCCACCTGACTCGTGTGCACACTGACCGAAGAAGTGTGCTGCCTGATTGTTTGTCAGCTTGAAGTAATCTCTTGCTGCCTTATACGTGCCAGGTCCCCATTTACCATCAGCGGTTACACCGCATTTAGTTTGGAGTGCAGCTAATGGACCAAGACCAGATACTTTTGAAGGAGCAGCCGGAGACGACTGAAGAGGCGCTTGCTTTGGAGCTGTGGCAATTGAAGAAGCCCCAGCAGCCCTTGTCGTCGATGGATCAAAGTCAGCGACCGTTGTATAGACGGTTCCGCCTGCCTTCGACTTCGTAGCGATCATACGCATCTTACGATTGCCACCACCCTTCTTAATCGAAGCGTGAACCCAGCCAGAATTCTTATCACCCTTTGTATAGAACTCAAGAATTACTTGGTCAAATTCGAGATTGTCGCCGATCCAATCCGCAACAACTTTGTTGTCAATACCAGGAATTTCGAAGTCGATCGCTTGGCCATTGACGTGCTGTGATGTCTTCGAACCGCCGACTGCCTTGTTCACCAACGGTGCACGATAAGACGAGTTGATTTGAACTGGTTTGCCAAAGTGATTACGAACTGGTTCGAGAATCTTTTCGCAGCAGTAACGCATGTTCTCAATGTGTTCTGGAGTTGGAGTGTTACTAAGTCCGAGTCTTTTTGCAGTAGGAGAAACAATCATCTCTGCCAAAGAAAAATGTTCAGTTAATTTCATTTATTATCGCCTTTTGCTATGTACTTTATTTGGGTTTTAGGGTATAACTAATAATGCGGCCAGATACTGGAGATCCAATGAATTTTTATACCAATGTTACTCGTCATCGAAATCAAATTTTAGTTCGCGGAATATCTGACGGCAAACCTGTCAAGTTTTCTGTGAA